GACAGTGCCACATCAGATCTCCATTCTTTTTCAATTGCCCTACGCGAGTAGCTCTACCGCAAACAATTTTGCCAGCAAACCCTTCTTCCTTCGCTGGATACCCCTTATCCCAAGCAAGGCCACTAACCGCAGTATTGTGATTGAAATTATTGATTACCTGTTGAACATCAGTCAAAAAATATTCAAAACCTTCTAAGTCTAGTTCATCTAACGGCTCCATAGCCATAAGACCTTCCCCGTTCAAGTCGAACTTTAAGAATAAGAACTCCATGCGTCTCTTCAAGTATTCTGGATACAAGTATTTAACAGCAAGACAATACATGTAATCCTGCATGTTGTCTGTATACTCCTTACCTTCAAAGATACTTTTTGAGGTTTTGAAATCTCGGATTATAGCTGTTTTTTTTCTTTTAAATAAAAATAGTTTATCTATAAAGCCTAGTATCCGATAATCCTTATCGCCTTCATTTACAGAGATGTCGAAATCTTTCTCAGAGATAGCTTCTGTAGGCTTCCCCTCTGTGTCCCCAAAGAAATCAAAATTCAGACCCTCAACTGTCATCTTGTTGATTAGGTCCATATTCTCAAAGTCGTCTATCTCATACTTTTTAGCGTAAGCTTCTACCATCCTCTTAATCGGAGGACTAACATTTATATCTTGAGCTTTGATAATCGCTGTATAATGCTTCCTGTGTTTAGGATTACCTAAGTTCTCAAAAACAGCATGGCAGATTGTCCCACGCAAAGATCCATGATTAGATTTATCTGGTAAGCGCAGATGATACTTGGCCCAATATTGCCAAGTGCAAGTTTGCATTGTTTTTATGCGAGAGGCTGAGAGAGGCTTATTTTTAGATTTCTCCATAATGGAAGTCGTATTTTTTTTCAAACTTCCGTAAATTGGAAGTGAATGTTTTATTGACCCCACGTTTATTCATCTCTTTAGCGAAATCAATAACGTTAGCCATCGATTCATTATGTTTAACTGAGTCGCAATATTCAACATATTTATCTATTTGACCTTTATCCATGTCTCCAAAATCATTCTCTGGAGGAGGGGAAAAGAATACTTTGTCAAAATCAATTTGATCGCAGAGTTTAAATATAGACTTTATTGAGCCTTCAAATCCCCTGTTCGAACCTGAATTAAAATCATTATTAAACGCAATGATAATTTTATCTAAAGGTAAACTATGAAGTTTAGAAATGAACTTTGGTGAAACGTTCAAGCCGAAAGAAACAAGTACATTCTTAATCCCAGCGTTAAACAAAGAAATGCAATCTCCAATAGATTCTACCACATATACGCAACGATGTTCTTCAATCGCATCAGCGACATCATTTATACTATAATAAGGATAAAACCAATCAGAACACCTCCCATTGTGTAGCCATTTGGGTCTAGGGTCATCTGTTACCTTACGACCTGAAAACCCGTGTATCTTACCATCAGAGCGCATAATAGGGAATATAACTCTCTGATACATTTTGCCAGACATAGCTAATCCACATTTAAATTTTTTAAGAGTATCTTCTGAGATCCCCTTGTTAAAATAAAAATCATAATGAGGTAGCAGTCTATTCAAACAAGTATCTGGGTATGTTTTTTCCTCACTCAAAAGATGCTTTTTTCTGGCGCGTTCATATATATTTACACTATCCGTCTTTAAATAAGAATTTAAAACATTCTTGTCGTTTGTATTGAGAGTTTTTTGAAGTAACGCCTCAAACGGAAGAAATATAGAATCCTCCACATAATCTTTCCAGACCCCAGTGTCTTTATAAATTTGTAGGGCTGTAGTATTATTGCCAGACCTATAAACTGCACTAGTTCTCCAATAAGAACCGTGATCTTTTAGTTTATAACCTAAGTCCTCTAAAATAGATCTGTAATCAGTCATCGTGAAAGGACCATCGGAATATCGTCATTCTCTTGACTAGTCTCTAAAGACACATCAATATTATTAGCAGAGTTTACAATGTCTTGAAGATCACCCCTTTCATCAACTCTGAAGTTCTCAATATTCAAGTTTATGAAATTCTTACGATTAGATCCATCTGGCATTTCTACAGGATTGATTGCACGAAGAGCATCTTTGCCCAAGTGCCTAGCCTTTAGGTTGACTAATTTGTGAGTGCCGAAACGGTCTCCATCTTCATGAATTTCATCTGGGATCTTTCTCCTCAATAAAAACAAGTGAGAACAAAACTGAGTGATACCATCAGAAAGAGAAACTACACTTTCATCATCAACTATTGAATCTGCCCCCCTGTTACCTGTAATCCCAAGCCTATTTGCTTGGACAGAAGTCATCATTGAAACGCAAGGCTTTCCATCAAAACATAAATCCCTATGAATCGTTTGCTTGAATAGATGAACCATCGAAGCAACTTGTTGCCAACCATCATTTTTGCCAAGGTTGTTGAAATCTGTTTTAATGTAATCGAAACTAAAAATCATCCTGTTTCCCCTGCCCACTTTAGAGTAATAGAATCTCTTCAAGTAAGAACACATTTCTTCAGCAGACATCCCAGCGACATTTTGGTAATAGAATTTCATCTTGCCTGACTTAATCTGATCCCAAGCATTGCGAACTTTTTCTACTACCTGCTCTACAGTCCAGTCTTTGTAACTAGATGTTCTCCACTTACCACTCTGTAAAAGATAAATTGGTATACCTGTCATCGCAGAACACTGGCGAAGAGTCAACTCTTCTTCGCTCATCTCTCCATTGTCGAAGTGAAGAATAGGGATATCATATTTAGCACCAGTTCTAGTTGTATAATCCATACAAAATTGAGTTTTACCAACGCCAGAGCGAGCAACAATAACAGAAATGTTCCCTTCTAAGAGAAGAGACCCGTAAACATCATTGATGCGTTGGTGTGGTCCCATTAAACCCGTTTCTTCGATAGGATTATTGCCTCTATCTTCAACCAACTCTTCCATAATATCAAATAGGTTGATTGGACCATCATCATTAAATTCAAACTCCTTGATATTCTTGTTATAGATCTCGTCTGACTTGTCGATAATCTCTGAATACTTGAGGTTTGGATCTACCTTCTTGACATAAGTAGCTACGTTTTTTGCAGCGAAATAAATTTCTCTACGAGCAGAGAACTTCTTCAATTCCCTCACCGAAGAAATAAAAATTTCTTCGGTTATCTTGTGGTAAACTAAAGAGCGTATATATTCTGGAAGATCAATACTATCTGGGAAGCTAACCTTTAGCTGATCCAATCTTGGTATAAGTATAGTATCGTCTATAGTCTCCGCATTATCCAAAGCATTTCGAATGAGCTTGAAGATAGAGAGATTTACAACAGAATCATCACTAAAGAAATCTTTTTCATTTAGGAAAACTGAAACTTCGGCCCACTTATGAGGGTGCTGGAGAAGACCTTTTAAAACTGTCTTCTCTAAATCTAAGCTAGCTATCATTCTCCCACCTCCTTCTCTTGAGATATTTCAACTAACTTCGTTAGAGCCATATCAACACAAGCGTTATCTGTTTTAGTTGCGAAAGTAGGATGGCCTGATTCATTTATATAAAATAGAAAGAAGCCCTTGTTTCCCCCACTTGGGGAGCCAGTGCAGTCGAACAATTTGGTAAGGATACTTTGAGGTAAAGTATTTTCTGTTTTATCAAAAAAGGTCATATTACGTCTAACTTGCTTAGTAGATCTTCATTGAGAGTATCCTTCTCCAGTATTCTTACAAGTCTAATTTTGTTAATTTCACAAAAATACTCCTTTTTTTCATCTCTCTGTAATTGCGACAAGAAATTCTGCCTAGAATTAGAATGAAAAAATTTATTATATTTGTAATGCTGATTGCCATCAACCTCTATTGCAAGTTTTTTATTCGCGTTATAAAAGTCTATCGTCATTCTAGTTCCAAGAACAGGGAACTCTTCAAAAACTACATCTGAGATCCAGTGTGAGTATAAAAGGTCTTTTACTTTTTTTTGGATCTTACTCCGACACTTTTTATCCCAGTCAATTAAATATTTCGATGAGTTTTTTAGCTTCTGTTCACGACCAGTTGTCGTAAGAAAAATCATACAAAAATATTCTCAGCAATAAATAAGTGCATCCCCTTAGTGATTTCTTCACTGTTCTCTAAAAGGTCATACAGAGCTTTCATCCCCTGATACTTCTCTTGAACTTCGACTCCCCTATCACCAAGATACTTAATAAGCTCGTCATCAATCTTAAACCAAGAACCAGACTTCTCAATAAAGTTCCACATTAAAAGCATCTCAATGATCTCACGCTCAATCCAAATAGACTTACCATCAGATCGACCATGCTTGATTGGGTAACGAATACGCATACCAGTACTTTCATTCGTAGACTTCTGAATATGAACTTTCGCGTAATGGCCTATAATAGAATTCTCTGGGCTTGGCCTTGCCTTTTGATCTTGTAGAATTAGATCAGATTGGTTTCTTTTTTCGAAGTTTATAATCCAGTCTGGATAGTGAAGAGCTGCATTGCCACCGCTAGAATTAGTTTGGTTGTTTGGATCACTAGCAGCATACTGACTCGTTTTGATAGTTGACCGAACCTGAGAGATCATAATGCACATATGACCAAACTTACCCATACCAAGACTAACTCGCTTCAAAAAATCAGAAGTTAGAGAAGCACCCGCTGCAACTTTTGCTGCATCACTAGTGGTCTTCTCTAAATCAGATTTAGGGAGCAAGCCATCCATACTGTCGATGACAATGCAAAATCTTTCTTTGTCTGGATTATTCCTTAGTAATTCTCTAAGGCCATCGAAAACTGTATCATAAATATTACACTCCCAGACAAGACAAGTTCCTAACTCCCAATCATCTGGATTACTTACAAAGTTTAAACCAGAACGTTTCTGGATATCTTCTGATAAACGACCTTCCGCTTTAATATAGAGACCCTTTGTGCTTTCTACAGTCTCTAACATATTCTTCATAACATGAAGAGCTTCGTTCGTTTTACCTCCCTCATTGCAGCCAATAAAACGCTGTAGTCCAGCACCAAGCCCACCACCAACAAACTGATCTAAAATTAGAGAGCCAGTTGACACTGAATAACGCTTTGCTGTTTCTTCAAAGTTATAATGAAAATCTTTATTGCTCTTGAAAAACTTCGACATAAATTCCGAAGTACCAACTTTTTCTTTTACACTTTTTTTACTCATCTAAAAAATCTCTCAGGGTTTTTCTTTTTTCGATCAACATATCCTCTCCTGATTTGATCTTTTGGTCAACCATTTTTTCGGAGTTTTTTGGCTTATAGTGAAATTCCTTGTGCTTTTTGTCTAAATAATCCAAACCCTCCTTAGATAAGAAGTACTTTATTGAACGATCAAACTTAAAAGGAGCTTTGACCTTTAATAAAAAGTCAACGTCATTTTCAAAACGCTTAAACATCTTTGTAGCTGCGATCATATCCAGTTTGTAATTAATAGAAGGCTGATCATTCAGCATCTTCCTTATAAACTGTTGCCTCTCTTTAAAGTAAGAAGGTTTTTTGGCTGTTTTTTTTTGATTTTTAAAACTAAACCCGCATTCACAAACTAGAGAACGAGCAGAGCATAAGGCAGAACATTTTGGACATTCTTTTTTACCCTTTGGCATAAATCAATCCTAACATGAATTAATATCGTTTGCAAGCATTTTTCTCACAAGACCAATAAAGTTTGTCTTAGGCTTCCAGCCCAAGTCCCTCCGAGCATCTGAAGAGTCTCCCCAAAGCACCTCTACTTCAGCAGGTCTATAGAATTCTGGGTTAATCTGCATCAAAATCCTACCTTCATGCACATACTGCTCATCTACACCCTTGCCAACCCACTTGCACTTTTCTACAGCAAAGCCAGCAAAATTAAACGCTTGTTCTACAAATTCCCTAATAGTATGAGTTTCATTTGAAGAAAGGACGTACTCTCTAGGAGCTTCTTGATTCAACATTAACCAAACACCTTCTACAAAGTCTTCCGCATCACTCCAATCTCTTTTCGAATCAATATTCCCCAACTCAAGAGGTTTAAAATCATTTAAAATATACTCATTTTTAATACGAGCCACATTCTTTGTTATCTTACGAGTGACGAACTCTTCTCCACGACGAGTACCTTCATGATTAAACAACCAACCTTGAATAGCGTAAAGGTCGTAAGAATCTCTCCATACTTTTACCATGTGCCTCGCACTAGCCTTAGAAACACCGTAGGGGCTTCTTGGGCGCAAAGGGTGAAGCTCTGACTGGGGAGAGTATAAAACGTCTCCAAACTCTTCTGAAGAGCCAGCATTGTAGTAGCGGCAATTAGGACAATGTTTCCTTATAGCCTCTAGTTGATAAAGAACAGCCATTGCGTTTGTCTCCATATGATTAACTGGCATCTTCCAACTCACACCAACAAAAGAATTAGCAGCGAAATTGATGAAGTAATCTGGCTTCTCCTCTTCTATCACTGCCTCTGTATTAGCCTGATCTGCAACGTCTAAGTCAATAAGCTTAAAGCGTGGATTATCTACCAGATGACTAATATTATCATGGTTTTTAACACTTAATCGTCGAACTCCAGCGACAATAGTGTGTTCAGTATTCTTCAAAAGGTAGTCTGCCATAAAGCTGCCATCTTGACCTGTAACTCCTGTAATGATTACTTTTTTCATTAATCTTGGTATATGGTATTTAAATGATCAAATTTAGAAATAAATTCTTTAATCCCAGATCTATCCAAATTAAGATCAGGGTAAATTGAATCATGTAATTCTAAATTCAAGGTCTTAACTTTGTCTAGGAACTTAGAATCTGACTGAATTAGGGAATTGAAAATAGCAAATTCTTCTCCCTCAATATCAATCTTAATATAGTCGATAGAATCAAAAGTTGAAAGAATCGTTTCAAAATCGTAAAGCCTTACATCAATATTTTTAGTATGGCCATCGTGTATCAATAAACTAGAACCCCCAGTATTTTGGAAATTTACTCCAAAATTAGCAGTTCGATTGGAGT